TATAGGAAACGATTATGCCTGTTTTAGGAACGCAAGTTATAAAATCAATACAACGTGGGCAAACTACTATTACTCCCCTTGAAGCAGGAGGCGCAACTACAACCACTTATGTGACAATTACCGCAGTGGATTTAGCAAAGTCTTTTGTTTCTGTTTCATTTCAAAATGGATTTGGCGAAGCAAACTCAGGAGTAGGTAGTGGAACGGCTACAACTTCTATTGCAGGATGTTGTTATTTGTATACCACAACCTCTTTGCGAATGCTTTCAGGTGGATTTGCAAGAAGTAGCTCTACTGTTTCAAGAGGTAATAATACTATTTGTTGGGAGGTAATAGAGTATGTCTAAAATATACGCACATCTTAATAGTGATAATATATGTGAAGCAATTACTGAATATCAAACGCCATTGGACAATCCACCCTCTAACTACAAAGAGCTAGACTCAAAAGATGAATCTTTGCTTGGCAAAAAGTGGAACGGCTCATCTTGGGAAGAAGTTAGCTAATGGACGAGCTTGAAGCCCACGAAAGAGAGTGTGCGGTTCGGTATAAGAATATCGAAGAACGCCTTGACCGTGGGACAGAACGTATGAACCGCATAGAGATGAGTGTCTATGCGTTATATCCTTTTCTGGTTGGACTTTTCATAGCCAGTAAATTCTTGAGGTAACTCCTCATGTTCGCTGAACTCGCAGCGATTACTTCAGCAATATCTGCGATAAACAATACGATTGCAACATTTAAAGAGGGCAAGGCTAATGCTCAAGATGCTGCTGCACTCTTAGGAAAGTTCAGTAACACTGCTCAAAGGCTAGATGATTGGGAAAGAAAGAAGAAACTTAAACGTCCTCTGACTCCCAAAGAAGCTATGGATCTCTCGATAAAACGTAGAGAAATCAAAGCTGTAGAAAATAAAATTAAAGACCACCTCATGATGATGGGGATGTCAGATGTTTGGAAAGATGCAGAGCGCATAAGAAAACAATCAGAAAGAGACCATCAGCAATATCTAAAAGACATACAGAAAAAACGAAAAGAACGACAACAAAGAATGAAAGATCGTCTTGCTGTTCTTTTTATTATTTGTTCTATAGCTTTTGTAGGTTGGGCAGGTTGGTACATATATGAGGCCGTACAAGAAGCAAGATTAGATTCTGCTAAACAACGGTTGGAAAAAGCCAAGGAAAGGCAGCGCAATATTAGGAAATGTGGCCGATTCAAATGTTGATGGCATTCCTGCTAGTGGTTGTTGTAGAGGGAGAAACAGTCTCAGATAATAGAATGCTGTTCAAAAACATATATCGTTGCAATGTATTTGCTACCGCTGTAGAGCAAGGCAAATGGTCACCAAACGACAGAACGTACTACAGACAGCAGAATGTGACGGCTTATTGTGTGCCTAGAATGGTTGGCGAAAATACTAAATTGTTTGAATAGGAGATGAAATGAGCTTGCTAACTTCTTTGATTGCTCCAGTCGCTAATATTGCAACTGGAATAATAAAAAATAGAGGAGAAATTGCTCAAGCTAAACATCAGGCTAAGATGTCCCAAATTCAAAATGATGCAGATTGGGAATCTAAAATGGCTGATGCCTCTGCTAATTCTTGGAAAGATGAATGGTTTACAATTTTGCTTTCCATACCCTTACTAGCAGTTGGTGCTGGCGTAGTAATGGATGATCCTTTAATAATTGATAGGGTAAAATCAGGCTTTCAGGCTCTTGAGGAATTACCAGATTGGTATAGTTATCTTTTATTTTTGGCAGTCTCAGCCTCTTTTGGGGTTAAAGGCGTTGACAAACTTATGAACTTGAGAAAGAAATAATGAAAAAAGCAAAAAGCAAAATTAAAAAAGTAATAAAAGGTTTAAACAAAGCATCTAAATTGCATAAAGCTCAAGCAAAATCTCTTAAATCAGTAATTAGTCCTAAAAAGAAAGCCAAGAAAAAGTGAATAAAGAGTTAGAGCCAGGCAGCCAGTATGAGAAATACGACAGCGATGGGGATGGAATTGTTACTGATGACGAGTTAAAAACAACGGAGAGACTGCAAGCCCTTGAAATTGCTAATGAAAAAGCTGAAGCACAAAAGAACATGTGTTGGTTTGCTCTGTTTGGCATGTTGTTATACCCCTCTGGCATTGTGATTACATCCTTTCTAAACTTAGATCAAGCGGCTTCTATATTGGGAGATATTGCCTCCGTGTACTTTATCAGCGTTTCAGGCTTAATCGCGGCATTCTTTGGGTTCCAAAGCTGGAATGGTAAGAAATAATGGAGATAGCAATAGTATTTATAATTGGTTACTTGATTGGTAAGTACGCATGACGGTAGACGTAAAAGTTCTTTACGAAGAAATAGCTAGTGACGAAGGAAAGGTACTTCATCCTTATCTTTGCAGTGAAGGCCACCCTACCGTGGGCATCGGCCATAAGATTCTTCATACTGACCCAGAGGCTAGTCTGCCAGTTAGAAACGCATACGATGGCGCACCAGAAGAAGAAAGCATTACAGAACACAGATGCTATGAGTTGTTTCAAGAAGATGTGCAACTGGCTATAGATGGATGCCGCAGGATATACGATGGCTGGGAAGAGCTACCTCAAGAAGCCCAGCACATCCTTGTGAACATGTGCTTTCAAATGGGGCCAACTGGACTTAGTAAATTCAAATATATGAACCAAGCGGTAGAAGATCAGGCTTGGGGTCAGGTTGCACTAGAGATGGATGACAGCAGGTGGAGCCGACAAACTCCAGAAAGAAGTAAAAGATTAAGATTGCGAATGCTTGCATTGGCAGACAGAGATGATTAGGAGGTAAGAAATGTTAATGGCAAGTAACAATCCCGAAATGTATAGAGGAATGACTGGTGCTGGTTTTGGTGGTGGCTTTGGTAGAAGCCCAATGATAAGCGATCAACTATATCGTGGCCCTTACGGTGGAGGATTTGGCGGTGGTTTTGGTGGTGGATTTATGGCTCCGTTTCCTCCTAGATTTCCAAGCCCTTATCGCAATCCATACTACATGGAATCTCTAAGAGGCGGTGGAATGGGTCAAGTAATTCCAACTAATATTCCGTTTAGAGATCCAGGTTACGGATCGCCTATGATGAGTCAAAACCTAATACAGTCTCTTGGTGGGCCTCAAAGTAGCTTTAGAAATCCTTACAGACCTTATTCTACACTAAACATGCTTGACAGATTCAGAGGTGGCAATCCTTATCCAATGCCTTATCCCATGCCTTCGCCTTACGGAGGCGGCTTTGGTGGTGGTTTTGGAGGGGGATTTGGCGGTGGAATGCCTGGAAGCGGAATGAGCGGTAAAGGTGGTAGAATGCCTATGCCAGGAATGCCTCCTGAAGATCAAACTGGAGGTATGCCTCAACCCGATACAGGAACACCCCCAGCAGGAGGAGGAACCCCAGAAACAGGAACACCTACAACAGACAATCTAACTGATATTCAAAGGAATATTCTTGCAGAGCAAGGGTTTACTGAACAAGAAGCAAGAGATGCTTTTAATGCAATCATACAAGATCAGGAGTCAACGCTTGATCCTAGATTTAGAGACTTAATAGGCACAGGCTATTACAGGAGAATAGGAGAAGCCTTTGGTTTAACAGATGCCGCAGGCAATCCAGTTACTTTAGGAGGCACAACAACCGTGGCTGGAGGGAGACAAAACACTCCAAGTGAAGAGCAATTAGCTCAATTTCAAGGAAATCAAACACCTTACGAAAGAAGGCTGGCACAGGTTATGGCCGATCAAGGCAAAACTAGAGAACAAGCGATAGCTCAACAAGACTATGCCATATCTCAAGGGTTTGACACAGATGGAGATGGAGCAGTAACTAATGCAGAATATGCAGCAGAACTAGCAAGAAGAGAATCTGGACAAAGCGCACCGCCTGCTGCTGAAACGCCTCCTGCTGGAGAATCAGAACCACCACCTGCTGATGCTGGTTCAGATGTGGTTGCTGGAGGGAACCCTTATTTAGATAATTTAACTCCAGAGCAAAGAGCAGCAATAGATCAGATCCGTCAAGGAGGATTTAACCCTTTTAACATGGGTATAGGCGGCTTGTATGGGGTAGGTGGTGGAGTTATACCTAATCTTTCTGGGATAAGACCCTAAATGCCGCTACGAAAAATACAGTTCGCTCCAGGTATAGACAAGGAAGGAACTGAATATACAGCAGATTCTGGTTGGTTTGATTCTGATAAAATTAGATTCAGAAAAGGCAGACCAGAAAAAATAGGTGGGTGGGCAAAGCTCAACACCACAGCGTTTCTCGGTGTGTGCAGATCTTTGTTTTCTTGGGCATCACTTGAAGCAATTAAATATATCGGGGCAGGGACACACTTAAAATTTTATGTCATAGAAGGCGTGGCTCCAAACGATATAACGCCAATCAGAAATACGACATCTGCTGGTGATGTGACCTTTTCCGCTACGAATGGTTCATC